AAACGTCAGCAGGGGTAACTGTCATTGTGCCTGATATTGTTTTCGCAATCTCATCGGGCAATATAGTTGCTGAGATTGTTACTGTTGCGTCATTTGCCATATCTATTCTCCTTTACTATCCAAGGGCAATCGCTAATGCTGTCGGGTCGTCTTTAGAAAACCCCTCACTAGTCATAAATGTAGTTACCACACTCATGTCCATTCTCTTAATTGTACCTGCATCACTTACAAGTAATTCATCTGTACTCGCTAAACCAGAAGCTAACTCCGTCTGGCTACTAATTACATTGTCATTTAGCATAGAAGCCTCTACTGCATCTGCCTGTATTGTTGTTGCTCCAGTGGAAGCTATACCTACATCTCCAGACATTGCTACTTCTTCATAACTTGTACCATCACCAACCAGTATTTTACCAGATGTTACATCAGGCATAATCAATTTAGCTCCTACGGATACATCTCCATTAAAAGATGCTTTACCTGCAAGAGCCATATCTATGTCTAAAGCTGTTATACCAGAAGAGCCGTCAGTACCTGCAATGGTAAAGTTCTTATCGGCTGTAGGAACAGTTAATACTGCATCACCACTATTAGCGTTAGTAAGAGATACTAAACTTGCGTTATCTGCGTAAAAATGTATTTCATTAGCTGTTTCAAAGTCTATTTTTGTTTCATCGTCTTCACCAATCTTTATATCTGTGGCTAGTAATGATGTAATACCTGTTTGAGCCGCATCCACAGCCAAGGTTACTGTTGTGGACGATGCACTTGAGGCTATACCTGTACCACCTGCAATGGTTAATGACTCACTGTCTAAGTCAATATCAATCGTACCACTGTCAGAGGCTACATCTAAATCCTGTGCTGTTACCTGTGAGTCAACATACGCCTTAACAGACTGCTGACTTGGAATACCTGTAGCACTGTCAGAAGCCATATTATCTTCATCAACAAAGCTCTTTCCGTCTAATATATTTAATTCTGCGGCACTTGAGGTAACTATCGTTCCTCCTAATTTTAACCCATTAGTTCCGTCATGCGAAGCTACATCAAAGTCATTAGTGCCATCGCTAACTGTAACATCCCCATCTATACTCACATTCCCACTTGCATCTTTAACTATTATCTTACTAGCAGGTATAGTTATAAATACGTCTTTTGTTCCTGAACCAAGATTAACAGCACTATTGCTGTTAGAACTGGCTATAACTGTGGTTCTGGCTAGTGTTGTGCCAGAAGAAGTAAATGTACCAAGACCAACCTCAAACGCTCCGTTGGTGCTATCTACTATGGAATAATATGTTGTATCTGAATTAGATAGGTTTGCAGTAAAAGTCTCAAAATTTGTTACAGCACCACTTAAATCTATTGTACCTGTACCTGTGGTAGTTGTAGTCTCTCGTACTCTATCTGCAATTACTAATGCCATTAGGCTATCCTTATTATTGCGTTACTTGCGTCTGCTGCAGGGAAAACAACTGTAAAATCTCCTGAAGACGATGTTTTATCTGCGCCAAAATCTAACACACAAACAGAAGGATCGCCTGAAGCACTGTCGTTAAATATTAATGCACCTCTTGCTGTAATTGATGCCGAACTCCATGTAGAATCTGAAAAATCTGTAAGAGCCGTTGTACCACTTGTTGAAGGATTTACTCTTGTTAAAGTATTTCCTTTTGCTGTGTAGTTAGTTCCTGATACTTCGTTACTTGTTGTATACGCTGTTGTATCAGCCGCTAGACTTGCACTGCTCGTATACAATGCAATCTGAAACGTAGAGCCTCCACTATTTAAAAAATTGTGTTTTGCCTCTAGCAGTTCTTGCTTAAAGGACGTACACATCGCCTGAGTTATCGCCATTATAGTCTCCTTATATGTTCAGCAAGCTGTTCATAACCTGCATCTTTTATAGCATTATATACTGTAGTTCTATCAGATTTAATAGCTTCTTTCATGTAAAAAGTTATAAGTTTTTCCAAATGATCCTTAAAAGCTCTTGCCTGATCTCTTATAGCAGGAGGAGCATTATCTCCAACCTCGACTACTTTATCCACACATCTTTTTGCTATTTCCTCTGGGGTAAAACCTCTGTCTTTCGTAGTATGAACACTAACTACTGGGTCTTTTGGTAATTCCATTAACATTACATTATCCTTGGTTCACCGTTTCTATAACTGTCTCTTTTGTTCCTTCCGTCAGCCAATTGTTGCAATCCTGCCATAGCCTCATCATAACGTGTTTTATAAAATGTTATTATGTCAGCTTCGCCCTTCATAAACGTGTATGCCTCTACTAGTGATCCATAAAGCAAAGTTGCTTCTGCATTATCTCCTAGCCACGATGTAGATGCTGTAACTATAGATGCAGGATCATAGTAATAGTGCAGTTGCACTGTGTAGCCAGAGTTTGGCGTAGGAGCTACTATAAAATTGTCGCCATCAAACTGAGCATAATATACAGGTTGACCTGATGTTGCTGTAGCAGGGTACGCTTCTCTAATAAAATTAACATCTTTTGGCAAAAGAAACGCATAATTGTCACTTCCATCAATAACGGCAATAGAAAACGTAGCTAAATGATCGGTAGGCTTTACCAAAAACCTGTTGCTTGATGTTAGTGCAGTAGTAACATTCTTCCTTAATTCTGGGATAAGTATTGATCTATATATTCTTTCTTCTGTTTGTTTAACAAAAGTAGGAATATTATTAACAAATGTTGTTTCTGTATTATCGGTATATTCCTTTATAGCCGCTGTTAGCTCTGTGTAGTTCATTTTTTTTCCTTGCTCGGTGCGTATATATTATCAAAAATTTGGTTAACATCCAAGACATAATCTAAATCAGACTTAGAGTAGTGTATATATTGGGAAGGTTTAAAGTCTGGTGCGCCTTTACCTGTCTCAAACCATGCAGGGTGAGTGACCCTAACCCTGTTGTTAGGAAGCGAAACTATGTTGCCTGTCCATTCCCCTGCATCTAACAATTCTAAAACGTGACTTTGCTTATGTTGGGCAGGGTCATCTGCTATTTCACTATCCGTATAGTCAACTGTAAAATAATATTTAGCAGGATAAAAATTTCCATCTATTTTAGCTAACCAAGGACATGGTGTAGCCCTGTCCAAAACATATACCTCGTGGGTTCGGGAGGAACAATCCCAAGGCTGTGCTAAATGAACAGGCATAGGCGTTGCCCACTCCTCTACTGGAGTGTCTGCTACTAAAGCTGTAATCGGCATCCTCGCCCACATTGCTCCACCATGTACGTTTTCTTCATCTGTATTGTCTGCCTCACATCCACTAAATATTATCTGAAAACTTAAACATCTATTAGGCATTGTTGTCACAGCTATTGCCATTCCATGTAAAAACTCCCCATGATATTTTTCATGGTTACAAGTATATTCTCTTCTTACCCAACACTTAAAATGGGGTATATTGCTTTGCAAATAAGCCATATTAACTTGTTGTTACTGATACAATACCAACCTGACCAAACATTGTATCTATTTTAGCATCAAAATCATCAAATCTAGGCACTCCAACGTGAATTTCTAATGGCTCTGTTGCATCAGGTCTTGCATCTCTTATAGACTGAGGATCATCACTTTTTACTCTTCCTACAAAATTTTGAGGATGATCACCGTCAGCTACATCTCTTCCTACTCTTACACCATTTTTTTTACCATTAGTAAACTCATAAACAAGTTCTGCTATTGGATATCTAAACCCTGTTCTATCGCAAATTCCAAAAGAGTATTTTCCTTTTGCGTATGCCATTAAGCACTCGTGTAAAATGTATTATACGGAACAAACTTAATAGAAGCTGTTTCTGCATCTTCTCCTGCAGCCAATTCAAATTGAAATTCATATTCTTGCTTTAAAGACGCAACTCTATTAGCCACCTCTGGCTTTTTCATTGCTATGTAGTAAGCCATACCTGAAACTAAACATGGCACAAACCTAGGTGGAACATAGCTTGTTGTTGTTCCTGCTATGCCAGACGATATGCTGTCTATGCCTTTTAATCTAAAATACGCTAATGTGTACGTTGTGTCTGGAACAGGGTGCAATGTTACTGTTGTTGACCCTGAAAGTCTTTGTACAAATATCTGTGTAGGCTTTGCCTGTGTGTTTTTGTTAGATTTTTGAGCGTATGTAGATACACTTATTCTAGACAGATTTGTGTCAAGCTGAGATGTGCCTGATCCTGTTCTAATTGTATGCTCTATAATGTCTATTGTGTCTGTTGGCATAGTGTATGTTGCTGTACCTGCCGATAAAGAAAGAGTGCCTGAGTCTATAGTAAAAAGATTTATTCCTCTGTTTTGCCACTCTAATGTAAGTATATTTAAACTTCTTCTGGCTGTCTTTAAATCGTAACCAGATCGCATCTCTAGACCTGCTCTTTCAAACGATTCTTCAAATAATTCTGGTAAATCTGGTGTTACAACTGCCATGTTCCCTCCAAAAGTACTATGGTACTTTTACTTTAATATTAATCTTCTTTTTTTTCAATCACTAATGGCTTGCAGTAAGCTGAATAGTTTCTAGTCTTACCTGCTGTAGATAAATTTACTATATCTTCATACCATTTGCACTTTGAATAACTAGAGTATCTTATTTCTCCTTCTGGTTCTGTGTTGTTCATTATAACTAAAATAAATATTAATGTTTTCATTTAAAACTATCATTTAAAGAGTCTACTACGCTGTCTATATTAGGTTCTTTGCCGTTTGGGTCATACTTGCATTGATATTCCATTGGGCATTGCCCCTCTACTACTAATGTATATGTATCATTTGCTCCTTTATAAATACATACTTCCTGCCCATTCTTTGCCTTTCTTCTTTTATACCTACGACACGTTATGTATTTGGGGTCTTCTCTTATTCCTAATCTTTTTTCCTGTTCCCATGTCCAATCACTAAATTTCTTTAAAAAACAAGTAAAACATTGTTTAATGTTTTCTGATTTAGCTAAATATATTACTTCTCCATCGGCACATAGCCATTCAAACGTGTGTTGCCCACCATCTCTGCGTAGACATTTATTTAAACCACCCTCTGTCGATCCCCATGAGGGAGTAAACAAATAAACCGAGAATAGCAGTTCCAACAGCCAAGGTAACAACAAGAGCGA